TTTGAACAGGTATTTGTATCCAGACAGATTGGGAGGTACCGCTATAGGCTTGAAGTTTGTAAATATAATCATTTGCTTGCTCTAAGTCCACAAATTGATAACTAGTTACGTTACCTACATCTTGAATAGTTCCATTACTTAATTGAACTCTATATCCTATAGCACCGGCTAGTGCATTCCAAGCTCCAGTGATGAAGAATTTGTTTGTTTGTTCGTTTACACCATTCACAAAATTAGCATTATCAAATGTAGGAGTTCCTATAGCCGGGTCTGTAGTATAGTATTCAATACCTATGTTCTGACCTTCCCCAGATGCATTATCTGCACGAGATTCTACTGCATAACTTCCTGAAGGATCGAGTCCTGTAAATGTATGTTCTCCAAGACCCACATTTATCCAAGCTCCAAAATCAATCCTTGCAAAATAGGAGACCATTAGTTGCCCGGATATAGGTGCAACATTAATAGTTATAGTAGTATCTGTTTTAGATACGAGACTTATGCCCGGCGCTTCATTTGTACGGGTAAGTATAGTCAGCTCATTAGATTCTGGGCCAGGCCCACTTCCATTCCTAGCACGTAACTTATTTGTAAAAACAGTATTTTGAGTCCGTCCTGTAATACTATAACTAGCTACTAAACCTATACTATCCCAAGCACCTGAATTATTAATTTCTGATTCATAATCTGTAGCCCCAGAAACTGATGTTCTGTTTATAGTAGCGCCATCATTTGTAATTGACCCTACACTTAAAGTAGGAGCTACATTAGGGGCAGCTTGTGTAGTACTAAAGCTTATAATTGTAGAAGCTCCAAAACCATCAACGTTTCTATATCTAAATAGATAGTTAAATGAACTACTTTCTGGCAGACTGCTTATCGTTACTTGAGTTACATCACCAACGTTTATCCAAGACCCGTCTTGTTCATACTCTATAGTAAGACCAGGCTCATCTGCAAAGTTTAGAACTACATTGTCAGTACTTTCATTTTTAGAAAGAAGAATTGGTACTTCAGTAAAAGGAAATGTATCATCTAATGATAAGCTATTAGCAGCATAGACTTTAGTATTACCTAAGTAATCTCTTACAAGTATATTTACATTTAAGGTCTCCCCAGGATTACCATCAGCTACTAAAGTATTTACATCAATACCACTAGACTCTGCAACTTCTCCTCTTATAAAGTCCTCATCATTAAGATCAGCTATGTCACCGGAGTATAATTCATATACATAATCGGATGCTGAAAGCTCAGTAGGCTGAGTACTAATAGTCGTCCATTCAGATTCCGGTTCATCTTCTTTCTTCTCTTGAGTAAGTCTAAGACCCGGAGTAGCTTTAGTAAAGGATACATCAGCTTGATTTTCTGTAATATTAGAGAATGTAAGTAGAGTACTGCTAAGTTCTGGGCCTGATTCAATAACCCTTGTCTCTGTAGCTGCTGGTACAGGATCAGGAGTAGTAGTTCCTCCACCAATAGGGCTGTAATCATCAGGATCTACTATATAAGCTCCGCCTCCTCCTGATGAACTAGTTAGTATATTAGAGTCTCCTGCTCCACCTACTATAGAACCTTGCTCAATATTAGGGATTAGGCTAACCCATGACTTCATGAACTCTCTATATTGAGAGGCATCAGGCATAAGAGCTTTTGTTCTAGCTTGTACACAATACTCTTTCCATCTATCTTCAGCAACAGCCCAGTTAATTTGGTTATTGCCAGCAGGGTGTTCCATTCCACCTTCTAAAAGCTTCATAACTACATACCAGTATAAAGCTTGGTTAAAGCTATAATGATCAGGAACTTTAGGATAGCCTTCTTCATCTGTAGCTACTCCCTTATATACAATTGCTATCCAGTCTCTTTCAAAAGATGTGTTTATAGCATTACCATTTATAAAAAATGATTCATCTGAATAGCTTCCGGCGCTAGATCTGGTATTATACTGATCTACTAAAGACGGGTGTATGCCAGTAGAAGCATACGGCATTATGTGGGAAAAATCTTCTAGCTTAGGAGGGCTACTTTCTGCTTTTTCAGAATTACCATGACCGTACCTTACCTCATCTATCAGATAGAGATCAGTAGGCATAATAGCTTTATGAGAAGAGGCTTTAGTAATCTCAACTTTACGCTCAAGCTGACTAATGGATCCTATAGCTTGAAGAGCTTCTCCACACCATTCTACGGCATCACCTACCCAGTGAGCATCTTGTATCTTAAGATCTCTAAATACCTTACCAATTATTGATTTTACGGACTGAAATTTAAGTACGGCCATTAATCATTCTGTAAAGTGTCTGTTGTAGTGTCATTAGCGGTTGATATAGCTAGACTTAGCTCTCCGTCTAACAAACCTTTAGTTATGGCCTGTAGCATATCTTGGCTTATAGGAAAAGGAGAATCCTCATCATATAAATCTAATCCGTTTTCTCGTGTAAAATTGTGTACCTTCTCCGGGTCTTCAAATACTCCTCTAACGTTAATATAACGTCCATTATAGTATCCATACACATAAATATACCCATCTCGGTATGTAGCATATGTACTACTAGACGTGTACTTACTAAACCCTTGCCAATAGCCTCTAACATCGTCTATCAAAGGAATAGGCTTACCTGTCTTATCAGCACTGCCTACCCAGGTAATAGCTTCAGATTGCTTCAGTCTAACCGGTGCAGGTATTTTCTTATTAGATCTTTTAACCTGTATACCACTTACATATGAAGCAGACTCAGCTGAATCTACTGACCCTATTTCAAGCATACCTAAATCTTGTTCAAACATTCTGGAACGATTGAAGTTCCTTTGAAAGTCTCTTCTAATAAAAAGAGACCGGTATGTTTTAACAGCATACTTCACTTGTTCCAGAGAAAGATACTCTGAGTTAGTGCTCTTACCTCCTCTTAAAGAGTTAAGTAAATTGTATGCTATCTGATTTAGAGATACTGAATTCATTAGCTAGCTTTCTTCTTTTCTTCTTTAGGCTTAGTTGGGTCAGGATTCTTAAAGTTTGCTTCAGTACGGGTAACCTTAGAGATATATTCTATCTCTCTGGATAGTACATAAATAGCATCAAGGTCTACATCGTCAAGAAGTTCTCTTACCTGTACAGATACATAAGCCCCGGAAACATCTATAAATTTCTGTTTGTCTTCTTCAGAGTTAAATATGTATTCTCCTTGAGGACTAACCTCCGGATCTGCTGATCCGCCCTTTACGTACTTATCAAGAAGCTTTTGCTTCTCTTCAGAGTAATCTTCTAGTTCTGTCCTTAAATCTTTGATTATCTTAGAGATCTTCAAAGATACCAGACCATTAACTCCGTCTTCTTTCTGTTCTCCTCGTTGTCTTCCATTCGTTAGGCATACAATGATTGGCTCTATCTCTGCATTCCGTAGATAAATTGTGTTCATGTCTTCTTCATTATTAATTGGTATTGATACAAATTCAATATAGGGTTTATTTATTTATTAATAAAGCTAGATTTTAAGTACTAGCAGCCAGCTCTACAACTGTACCATCATCAAACTTAGCATACAACTTATCCGGACTTGCACCATTGTCTATAGCATATAGTCTAACTTTGCCAGTAGGAGGAGTAGCAGGAGCAGTTCCTCTATAGTTTATATCTAAGTGATTTTTAGCATTAAGTTCTGTGAATATAGCAGGTATTTTAACATCTAAATTAGTCGCTCCATCAATAATTAGTTTGTTTACATCAGTAACAAATCCATCTGTCCATATTCTACCGGGGCTCGCTGTACCATTATCGCTACCTATTCTTAGTGCTCTTGCAACAGATGACAAAGCTCCACCACCTGAAGTACTTCCTTTGAAATTAATTCCATCTGAATCTATAAGAAAATCAGCATTAGCATTACTAAAACTTCCAGAAACTCCTAAAATGATTACACCATCAACATCTAAATTACCTAAAGAACCAGTAGCTGCGGTTAGAGACCCGGCGAATGTTCCAGAAGCAGCCGATAAAGCTCCTGAAAATGTGGCACTACCAGCATCTATAGTAAGGTCATTACTAATTAGGGTAAAGTCTCCTCCTGAAGATATTCTAAATATATCCTCAAAATCAGCTCCACTTACAGACCCCCTAGAAATTTGAATACCATACTCACCGTTAGTAAAACTGCTTATAGTATTTTTGTTACTTATCATTCCTACCCTGATAAGCCTTAAATTATCGACTGTCACACTACCACTGTCTCTAAATAAGGACAAGCCTATAGTAGAAGCAGGGTCAATATTAGAAGTAGACAGAGTAAAAAACTCTCCAGTGTTATATTCTTGACATATTCTAGTAGGGTTTATACTCCAGCCACCTAAAGTTCCGCTAGGGGCGTTTAAAGACCCTCCAAAAGTAGCATTACCATTAGCTGCTATAGATAACTGAGGAGAGCTCATAGTAATCCCATCAGCAGTTGTGAACTCCAGATAATCATTTGTCTTACTTAAGTCTCCTACTATAAAAGATTCAGTAAAGTAAGCGTTAGCAGAGTAAATACCCACTCCTGTCACATTAGTTATACTAGGCTGATCTAAGTCTCCAAGGTGGTATTTTATAGTTCTATTACCACTAGTCCAGGGGTTAGTTGCCCATGTGTACCCCTGAGTATAAGGCACATTACTGAACACAGAATCTTGAATAACTCCTACCGGATTCAATACTGAGCCATACGATTTTGCCTCAGATCCTTTTCTAGCAACTTGGCCCGCTAAAGCCCCGTTTTCTACTCTCAGAGTTTCCCAAGTCCAACTTTGAGTACCATCTAAATTATCTACTTTAGATGTAACTTCTCCAAAAGCACTTCCTAAGACTGTACCAGATCCAGATCTAGTCATAGGGCGTATTTCTACTATATCTCCTTCTCCCAGAAGATTAAACCCTGTGTAACCATCTACATCGTTAAATGTTATAGTGCCTGTGCTTGATACTGCAGGTATAGTAAAGTCTGCTGATAACTCAGCAAATGATTTAGATAGAGTTCTTTCACCTCTGAATAACTGAGAAACTTCTGCTGTAAAGCTTTTTACAGTTAGAGAATTAGCTTCAATAGAAGCCATTTGCCAGTCCCCGGCCTGGGTACCAGTAAACCCTGTTATAACTCCGCTAGTTACATCAAAAGAACTTGATATAATATCTCCAGTAGTGGTTATAACATCGAACAGTACATCGTCTGTTGTAGAAACTCCTTGATTTAAAGAAGTTAAATACCCAGCCTGAGTAGGAGTGAGAGTAGCTAATGTGTCTAACTGCGTATCCCAAGCTTGGACATCTGTACCTATAGCTAGGCCTAAGTTAGCACGTGCAGCTGATGCTGTAGAAGCACCTGTACCACCATTTACAACTGCTAAGTCTGCTCCACTCCAATTTGTATTATTAATAGTACTTTTTATAGCAAGGCTACCAAGTCCCAGGCTAGTACGCATAGTAGCAGCTGTACCTTCAGACAAGTTGTTACTTAGTTGGAAATACCTGTTATCAAACCCAGTCTCTGTAGCCCATTCACTTTCTGTGTCAGGTTTACTAGTAATACTTCCCCAATCTGCTGGAGTACCTCCTACAGATCCACCGCCTGAACTACCTTCTGCACCAAGAGAAGTAACTAGTTCAGGAGTATACCTTGCATAAAGACCATCACTATTAAGTACTACAGACCCTTTATATTCTTTGACAGAGATATTAGTAATAGATATGTCAGTAGAGATTCCGGTAGGAAAAGATAAGTAGTATCTTATTCTGTAGTTTGTATATCTGGTGTAGCCTACGCTAAATGATACACCTCTATTTAGAGTAGTTCTTGTATTTAATACGTTTTCTCTAGGATCCAATATAGATTGAACTGTCTCCCAGTCATCTACTACTGTTTCTCTTCTCTGCAGTTCAAATATGTGACGGCCACCCGTGTTAGTACCATTGTCAGTAGCATCAAAGTCAAACGTTACATATAGACTCCGGGAAGTGTTAGTAGTTGTAAATGTAATAAGTTCTTCATGTTCTCCAGATATAGTCTTAGAAGTGATACTTGTTAGAGTCTGTGAAGCAGCAGTAATTTCTTCAATATCTCCAACTGCAGGTATGGCTACATTCTCTCCTATCTTAACAAAGTTATCTGTACCTACTTGTAAAAGACCACTTATAGTAGCATTCTGAGCAAATATGTAATCTACATCAAGTAATGTACTTCTTATAAGCCCTCCACTAATAATAGTTTCACCTGCTGTAGCCTTAGCTACCATATCTGCGTAATCTGTGTACCCTAAGTTCTCAGCTACATTATTACGAGAAGAAGTTACTGCAGTATCAATACCATCTTGTATCTTATAGCCCCCGGAAAAAGTAGTAGTAGCATTAATATTTAATTGATCTGCTGATATAGTAATAGAGGAATTAATGTCTGTTCCGGCTACTAGATCAATAGATGCTAAAGTGCCCCCGGCCTTAACATATAAAACTGCACGAGCTTCAACATTATCACTTAATGAGGTAACTTCAGTCTGAAGACCTGAAAACCCAGCTTTAAAATCTTTTTCTGATTCTACCCACTGAGTCCCATCCCATGAATAAAGTGTTCCTAACTCTTCAAGGTTACTTACAGATGTATTTACCCACATGTCTCCAACTACCAGAGGTACATCTGCTCCATTAGTATCTACACCTCGTTTTGTAGGAGCTGAAGTATCTCTAAATACTATACTTCCTGGAGGATTATCTTCGATAGAAATAACAGATGTTTGTAAAGATGCTACTGATTCTGCCAACCCTCCTGTCCCGGTTACTGTAGTTTCAAGAGATAATAAGGCACTTGCAGTAGTTGCATAAGCATCTTTTAGCTTACCGTCATAAGGTACAAAGCTAGTCCCGTTCCACACATAAGAAGCGTCATCATCACCAGAGTCTACCCATATGTCACCCTCTTCAAGAGGATCTCCGGATAACCTTGTAGTAGGCTCTGTAGCACTCCTAATAATAGTTTTTAAATCACTGCCTATAGTAGATTCTACACCACTAATAGATGTTGCATTTGCAGTAATAGCATCTCCTTGATTACTTACACTAGTTTCGAGTACACTAATGGCACCTGCATTAGCAGTGACAACATCTTTAATAGCACCATCGTAGTCTACCCAAGAAGTACCGTCCCAAACGTAAGCAGCGTTATTATCATCTGTATCTAGCCAAATATCACCTGGTACAAGGGCTTCTCCATCGTCTCGTTGAGTAGGGGCAGCTGTAGATCTAATTACTGTTTTTAAATTTATATCAATAGTAGAGTTGACTGCTGTAATAGCCTGGGCATTGGCTGTTATATCATCTCCTAGAGAGCTAACAGTGCCACTCAAAGTACTAATGGAAGTTGCATTTCCACTTACATCTGTCTTTAGGCCTCCTTCGTAAGGCTGCCATGTAGTAGTTGCCAAATCCCAAATGTAAGAAGTATTATCATCGTCTGTATCAACCCAAATCTCCCCATTTCTTAAAGCCTCTCCATCATCTCTGAGAGTAGGGGGGGTATCAGATTTTATGATAGTTTTTAGATTAACATCTATAGACGTTTGTACACCTGTTATAAGGCTTGACTGAGCAACTAGTCCATCTTCATTTGCCTCTACACGGCTTTCTAGTGTAGTAAAAGCAGATGTAGTAGCATAGTCTGCTAATGTAGTAGCTAAAGAAGCATTGGTTACTAAATCAGCTGTTGCTAAAGATATCTCTTCATCTACGTAACTTTCAAGAGCTAGCCCTGCAGTAGCAGTAGATATCTGATTAGCTACGCTAGCATAAATAGTAGCAGTAGCTGCAGAAATTTCATCATCTACGTAGCTAGTTAGAGCCAATCCAGCAGTAGCTGCATTTATCTCATTAGTTACTTCTGTTCTCAGGGTAGCTATAGCACTTGCTATTTCATCTGTAACAAAGCTTTCAAGGTTTAAAGCAGATATAGCATTATTAATATCCTGCTCTACCTGAGTGAATATACTGGCTGTAGCAGCTGTTATTTCAGAATCTACATAGCTAGTCAAAGCTAGCCCGGCTGTAGCACTACTTATTTCAGTATCTATATAAGTAGTTAGTTCAGCAGAAGCGGATGCTATCAGACCATCAATAGTAGTTCTTAACACCAGTTTAGAGTATAGGTCATCTACGCTACCTACTAACGTTGTTTGTACTTCACTACAAACACCCTGAATAACCCGGAAAGGAGGTAAGATGTTGGGGTATTCACGGTCTACATAAAGAAAGAGGGGGTCGGAATCAATTTCTATTCCTAAAAATCTACTGTTTACTGCAAGAGGCAGAGTATTCTCAAGAGGAATGATCTCTATCGGATCTCCTAAGGAGATGATACCGCTATCAGAATAATAACGATCTCCATCCAGATCTATAAATATAGTACCAGTAGTTGTAATAGCCATTATGCTTCAGAATCTTCATCAATATATAAGTACATTTTAGAAATAACGGATTCTACGTTTCCAGAAGCCTGGTCTGTGCCTTCTACATTTTCTCCTTTTTCAGCTAGTACAAACACTTTAATAAACGTTTTAACAGGAAGGTCTATATCTGTTAATACAATACGCTGTATAGCTGCATCAGAACCTTCAAGTGTCAATGTAGACAATGCAGTTTTATCGGTTGCTTTACGAGCTACTAGAAAAGAATTTGTAAAGTTGTCGTTAGCACGTAGTTTTATATCAATATTGATATTCTCACCTTTATCTGCCATATGCAGAGGAGGGTTCTCTTCTTTAAGATACAAATCCTCTATCAGGTCTATGAATGACTCTTTAGTACTATCTAAAGTATCTTCATTAAGATGCCTTACAATCTTTAGAAGAATGTACAGCTCAGTCCGGTTAAAGTTACCTGTATTCGTTATGATATCTTTTATATAACCTCTATCATCAGCTGAGAATAGGGGTAGTTTCTTATGTAATTGGTTTTCAAAGATGCTAATATTCATATCAATAGTAGTTTAACTAAAAAATAATAATTATTCTTCCAACTTCCTAAAGCTTAAATAGGCCAGGTCATCTGATCTGAGTAGGTTTTTAAGCTTAGTCTTATTACCCATTTTACCTCTGGTAGCTACAAATCTGTACACAGACTTATTAGGTATCTTACAATTACCCTTATTCCAATAGAACCTGCAATACCAATCATTAGTAAAGTAGACTATCCATTTTTCACCTTTACCGGTCTCTTTATCATACAGCTGTTTACCTTCTTCAAGTAACTGCTCTTTAAGCTTATTACTTTCAGCCCAATTTACCTGCTGGTTATGATAGTTTCGTTTAATTCTACCTATAGATAGAGTGGAGAGGTTAGCTCCTAAATTAAGCTTACCTCCTTTAAGAATAATTTCATTCATAGCCATTTCGTTAAACTCTTGAACTATAGATGACCATTCACTATAAGATAGTTCTCCTCCCTTAGCTTGGTAAAATGTGTATATTTCAGGTGAGTTATAGGTCAAAATGTCTCCCGGAAGTTAGCAAACATCCCTTTAGTAGGTGAGAATACGTGACCTTCCAGACTTTTAAGGCCCAGATGGTAGCCGTTATTTCTATCCCAGGTGCTGTGATTAAAGCTAATATCACGTAAGAAGTTAACTGTATATCCCCGGAGATCCTGCTTTCTTAGAAAACGGTGTTCTTCTTTATGGTGGACATCTCCAAGAAACATTTCTCTAAACTTAGTCGCTCCCCAGAGTTCCGGCTCTTCTTCTGCTACACGCAGAGGTAGGTATCTAATACCTTTCTTCTCATGCTTACCATGTCCAAAAGAGATAAGGTTTAGTCCAAACTTAGAGTGGAAGAGAGGTTTTGATTCATTGTGAGTAATAACTCTGTCATTTTTGCCGTATAAGGCCTTAACTACTTCATTAAGATAGAAGACCTTATCTTCATCATGATTGCCCTCGACAGGTACCAATTCGACCGTCTCAGTAACTTCTAGACCAGAAGCTACCATGCATCCAACAGCTTCTATCCCTGCTTGGAAAGATCTCTTCCAATGAACACTTAGTTCTTGGGGAGTTCCGGCCTTAGTTACACTATCAGAACTGTTAGTATTAAACATATCGTTTCCGATAGGTATGTAAAGGTGTTTTATACCAAAAGGCATCATGTTTGATAATACAGCTCTCACCATACTGATCATAAGCTCAATATTATCTTTCATAGTAAAGCCTTCGCCTACTTCTGAAAGCTTATCAATATGAGCATCATAAGGATTAAGGAGGCCGGCATTCTCTCCCCTGGCAGCTGTTTTAGTAATAGGACTAGCTTTTACCGGTATGATTGCATCTTTAATAGCATCTAAAACGGACTCTGCAATATTAGCTTCTTCAAAGTTCTTGGGCACAATAGAGTAGCGTCTTCTGCCAGGTGCATCTGTCCAGTACTTAACGTCATTATACCTATCTACTTTATCGGGGTCTATGCCTATAGATTCACAGTATTCTTCAAGAGTCTGATCTTGGGCAGCTGTGAATGTATCTCCAGTATTAGGGCGGTTAGAATGCTCGTTACCATGATTCTCTTTGGTATCATAAGAATCATAATTGTCTTTATTAGCTTTAGCTGTACCTTTAGCTTCTGCTACTTTGGCTTCTGATACACCAAGATACTCGGCAAGTCTTTCGACCCCCCACTTTTTATATCCCGGTTTAGAGTCGAGGAACTGCTGAATTTCAGGTATTGTCATAGAAAGGTCTTTAGATTAAATCTTATTGGAATAGATACGCCTACTGAGTGCGTTTTTAGGAGAGTGTCATAACGATACTTAATCTGGTATCTACTGCTTGTCACAAACCCGGCTTCTACAGATAGACTTTTAAGATTGGTTAATTCTGCTCCCACAATGAAGTAAGGCCTGGGAGATCTGACCTTTGTAATAGTCTTCGTTGTCAAGGTAGTTATATTTTGAGTAATGGTCAATTCTCTCTCTTGAACTAATCGACGTTTAAGGTAATACTCAAAAGATTGATCTTCTAGTGTTCCTAGAACCCTGGTTACCCAACTGGCAGCTAAAGTAGAATCACTGTAAGAGGTTTTATATTCGTTTGTGTCTTCGTTTATAGCTACAGGGTCAGATATAGTAAGGGTATCTGCATATACCGTATCTATTTCTTCTGGTGGGATTCTTTCTGAATACTCTCTATATACTGCAGCACTGTCTATCTCTACAGTTCGTTCTACTTCAACCTCTACTTTTTCTATGAGGTAATCCGGGGTAAAAATTCTTAATATTACAGTGTAAAGGACAAGAGCTAATACAACGGCTCCTATTAGTTTAATGCTTTTCGTCATTTAGCATGGTTTTTATCTGGTTCATATTACAAGTGAGCTCTTCTATTTGTCTTTTTAGCTCATCTTTATATTTATTTCTATCAGACAGTCTATTTTGTACTTTACTAAGGACTTTTATCCAAACATCTGTTATGAATACTAAAAGTGCCATAATGTTGTGTTAAGGGTTCATCCTAATTATAGCGCTCTCTACACGTTCAAGCTGTGACTTAACTTCAGCGATTAGAGCTTCTATCTTAGCATCGGATGTGGTAAATGTACTAAGGGCATCTTTAACTTCGTCTTTGTTACGAGTTACTAGCTGTATAACGTCTTTAGAGACGTCAATTTGCTTGTATAAGCTGTCAGCCATAAAGGTTCTAAACTCCTTTTCTAACTCTGCTTTTTCGTTCTTTTCAGTAATATATAGTCTTAAAAATACTCCAGATATAGCTAAAGTCAATATAACAATAACATACGCCCAAGGTGACAATCGTTCAAGGGTGTTTAAAGCGTCTCCATTAGCTAGCTCTGATATCTGGTAGAGGAAAGTCATAGATGATTATTAGGTATTGTAGGTTGAATCAATGTAACAAAAAATTTGGACTTTTTATTATACCTTTAATAGTTACTTGTATAACAAAAAAAAAGGAGAGAGTTATTAGACCCTCTCCTTGTAAATAATTAGGCGGCCAGTACTACACTCCGAAGAATGTATTAAAGTCTACCGCTTCAGTGTCAAGAACTCCTGCTTGGAAAGCCAGAACAATTTCTACATACGTATTGCTCTTGGCAATATTTGGTGTAGTGTTTGTCTTATACTGAATAGTAACTACATCGTAGTTAAGATTAGAATCTGCAAAGAATTCAGGCTTGTCAGCTTGAAACGGAGTCATGCGATAGAAGAAACCTTCTGACGCTTGAGTGTTTCTCTCCATACTTCTGATTTGAAGGTAGCTACCTGTCCCTGGTTTAGGAGTCTGAGCAGATGTTCGAGGAGTGTCCCCAAAATCTTCAGAAAGACCTGTATTAAACGCAGTTACTTGATCATCAAGATCAATAGCAATTCCTTCATCATTGTCTGGAGCAGGTGTAGCACCTGTCAGTTTCAATCCTGCAGCATCACTACTGCTTGGTGCAGTAGATGTAGACCCAAGAGCAAGTGCGGAAGCTGTGTCTCCAGCATAAGGTCGGTCAAGTGTTACCACATTACCACTAATGCTCTTAACCATGTAAACAGGGAAAGAGGTGTCAGTAGCGCTACCGATACGGAGATAATCCCCGGCTGTAAGCTCACTTGCATCATCAGATACAACTACTTGGTCACTTCCGTGAACAGCTGCAGCTGTAGCATTAGCAGAGCCGGCATCTTGCAGCTGAGTCGTTGCAAGAGCAGTAACTACATCAACTTGAACAAAGAAACGTCTGTTCTTTGTGGCTACTTTAGCAATTTCACTAGCAATCTTGTAAGAGATAGCTGCTTCTTTTGTAAAGTAGTTAGCGTTATATGTAGGCTCTGGCTGATAACCGTTAGTTACATCAGTAACTTTCAGGTTATAGTCACCTGCACCATCGTCGATATCGCCGGTAGATCCGTCGTATCCTACATAGGTAATTTGCTTCTCAGGAGCACTGTAGTTTGTTTGAACTACTTTTTTAATTCGATCAAGCTCAAGAATATGTGTCTTAACGGGCGTTTTCCCGCTTGCAACACCCTGAGCAATGATCATCTTATCAGTAGCATTAGCACCGGTAAAATTCAGGTTACTACCTGAAGCAACATCGAAGATGCCAATCTGTGCCTTAGGAAGGAACTCTGGCCCTTGATAAGATACAGAAGCGTCATCAGCGACTGCGGTGTTATTAATTAATAAATGTCTCATAATAATATGACTTATGGGTTATGGTTGGGTGTGCCCTTATCAGACACGTAGCAACTTCATTGTTGCTTTATTCTTTAAGATATCTATAAACTTACACCTATTCAACTTTACTAAGCGTTTGCTGTCCAGCCGGTGTCAGGCTATTGATATCTGATAAGATCATTCTAGCAGCTATATCTATAACTTCATCATGCATAGGGCTAGGTAAATCAATCGTTTGTCCTCCAGACAGGGATACTGTTGCTGGAGTTTTTATATACGTAAGATTTACTTTGTCCACTACAAACTTATCATTTGTAAATACGTTTAAAGAGTCTCCTTGAATTACATATAAAGGTGACTTTATTCTAGTACCATGAAAAGGTGATGTAGCAGTTACAAGTATTTGCTGCTGTTGAGTAGGTTTAAGGCCAGAAACTCTAGTCGCATAGTCTACTCCTTCAGTTCCGTCTATTACTCTTTTACCGGACGTTATTGCGTACGTTACTCCATCGTCATTATACTGAACGATAGCAGACCCTTTAATGGGTAAAAAGTAATCATTAGGGAAGGCTACTTTATCTACAAAAGTGCCCTCTATGGTAACAAGAGGCTCGTATTCAGCATCAAGCTCTTGTTCCTTTATTAAATGTCGTAAGTCTTCTATTCTCTTAATAGACTGCTCGAACCCTAGCTGAAATAGGTTAGACTTAGCTTCAAATCGTTGTTTAATAAACCGGCGTGTAGCCACATTGAGGTACACATCTAACTCTTCTGGCAATACGTCATCGTATGCAGCAGAATCTATCTTGTCTATTCTTAGATTAAGTTGAGTATGTACCTCTTGTATGGTCATTTACGCAGGTGTAATTTGTTTACGATCTTCCAGCTTAGCTTTCATATCATTGACTTCTTTGCTGTGTTTAGGGTTATTTACAAACCCAACAGCTTCTTCAAGGTTTTCACCAATCAGTTCGTCAATATAAAAGTAACTGTTACCAGCTTTACGCAATACTTCATTCTCAATCAATTCTGCAATAAAGTCTTTGGTTTTAAGCGACTCATCAGTAGCTACTTCATAGAACCGAGCAGGGCTAGCTTCCATCTGTTTATGGAGAGCATTTTCTTTTTGCTGACTACTCAGCTTATTAGGATTGCCTGTACCTAGTACTCGTAGTACCCGGTCAATAGCTTCTTCATCATCAAGTACTTTAACAAAGACTTTATAAGCTTTTGCTTTAGCCTTGACTTTATCATTTTCCTGAGAACTTTCACGTTCCGGATCATGAATGTAAAACTTCTTCTTACCAAACCTTTCCATCTCTGAACGAGTCTTGGCTACTTCCGGGTGTGTTTCAGCCCATAGGTAGGTAAGGTAGTCTTTAGGAACCGTTGGGTATCCCTCTTCATCAATACTAATATTAAGTACAGCACCTTCAGAAGGCACTTTTACTGTAATACTTCTCCAGAAATCTTTAGAAGCCTTTCTGAATTCAGCTGAATCAGCAGGGATATCATTAACCAGAGGTAGCAGTTTCTTTTCTAGATCTGCTGGTACCCCCTTATGAGTTCCGCCTTTATAATACACGCTACCAAGTCTATGGATAGCATTCTGTCTAATTTCAATAGGCACATGACTGCTGGCCTTTTCCTTACGTATTACTTGTACTTCTTTAGTCTGGGGTTCTAGCCCAGTTTCAGTAGTTGATTTTTTCTTACTCATAAGTATTTATTTGGTTTATCTTCTTCTTTAAAAATGTGGTGATGCGAAGGAAGAAGACAAATGTTCCAACCTTCACACCACCACTAATTCATTGTGCTAACTTACGCAGCTACACACTGAAGGTCAATAGAGGTGTCGAATCTCTTCAGACAAACTCCACATGTTTTCAGGAAGTGCACGGAAGCACCGTCAATGTCACTCGCACGAAGAGGTGTGTTACCCATTCCACGAGGAATTACGGAACCTGCTACTCCCCACTTAAGCATTTCACGACCTTTCTTGTTCACCATCTGGAGATTTGGCTCTCCATCATAGCGTGATTGGTCAACGAATACCATCCTGTAAGACTCAATAGGAAGGTTACTTTCAGGGTGACTTCTACTTGCCTGGGCAAGAGCTGAGTGATCAAAGATAGGCGTCTTCACTACGTTAATAGTGTGGCCATCAATGTGCTCATAGCGCTTGAAGTATCCGGTAAGTGTAAGTTCACGACCTGATCCCTGAAGGAATTTACCGTCAGAGTAGATAGTGAAGTTTGTACTTCCAAGCTCTTCTTTCATAGCTCGGTCAAACTCACGGGCTCCACCTGTACCTGTGTACAGTGTTACGTTTACATTCTGTGCATCTGTCATTCCAAAGAACACATCTCCAATCAATTCTCTCAGCTTGGTAGCTGTAAGACGACTGTAAGTATCTTTGTTAATGATCTGGTCAAGGAGTCCAGGGCCAATAACAACTGGCTGTCCGTTCTCATCTTTCATCTGTACAACGCCTTCACTGTCGTAAGAGCGCTTACCGTACCATAGGTACAGTTCAGATTCTTCTTTCCATTTCAGGAAGTGTTGCCACTCCTCATAGTCCATCCAAAACTTAGATGTTTTTCCACCTTTTACAGGTAGATCGAATGATGCTACATAATCTTTAGCATTACCAGAGAACTGATAAGACTTACGGATTGTAGTCAGACGGTGACGAACCTTAGCAGGTGCTTGCCAGTTACTAGCATTCCCACGTGAGAAGTCAACACCAACCGGTGCGAACATTTGTCCAAACTTTTTACCTGCTTGAACGTCCTCTGAAGGCATTACCGGAGTATCCGGGCTAGCGATTTGCACAGTATAGTCCCAGTTGCTACCGTTTGGAACAGGCTCTCCCATAATACGTACTTGTACCTGAGATTCAGATACTAGGATGTATTGGTTAATGAACCATTTGTCCGGAAACGTCAGCACGAATGGCTGTCCGCCTCGGCCTAAGTCTGCAGTGCTTGCTGGAGATTGTGCAATAGGGCGTGTTTTACGGAAATGGTAATTCACATCGTATTCATATTCCAGCTTTTCAATAGATTTGGTGTTGCCAAGACCCTCGGTCAGAAAACTGAGAGGAAACTTCTTATCCTCACGACCACCCAGATGGGTAATCATAGGCGAGATCTGCTCAGGACTTGACACTAGTGCATTCGACAGACTGTTCATGTCTGTCATCTGATCACTATTGTAGTATGTCTTTTTTACTTTCATAGTTATGATTATTTAAAGGTTAGGTTGGGCACAGTTTACTCGCCAATTCTAAACTCTAGGTCTGCAACGTTACCGCTGGCAGACTTATCTAGATCAGGGTCTTGACTGTTACTTTTACCACGATCTTTGTTAGACTTAAGAGTATCTTTTAAGCTACGACTAGCCTGGCTAGACGCTTTCTTATCAATAAGCTTATTAAGTCCATCAAATCCGTAGAACAGGATGAGATCCATAGCAAGGTGGTCTTCAAGCTCCATTTCAGCGGCCCGTTTGTCTCTAGGAGACTGCCCGGTTTTAGGGTCTGGAGTAATAAACTCCTTAAACTCTGATTTACGCTTCTCTGGGAGTGGTAAGTTTTTAACCTTATTGCTATCAACAATCTGGTTTACTCTATCCCACTCTTCTTCAGCTTGTTTCTTAGCTTGGTCTTGTTTCTCAACAGTCTGCTCTTTAATACGCTCTCGTTCGTTTTCTTGCATAACACGCAAGTCCTGAAGAGAGTCTTTCGACTCTTCCAATAGATTACCGGAGTCTTCAATTGCTTGAAGGTTACGGCTGATTCTATTATCACTGAGTCCTTTAGACTTTAAAGAAAGTCTAATTACTTCTTTTTGAGTGTCTGCATCGTCTTCATTAATCTCTACTTGATTGAAATCAGTAGAAGGGTAGAAGGCGTTCATAAACTCTTGAGGATCTCCTCCCTGTCGTTCAAAGTCATATAGAGCTTTGACATTAGGGGTGGAGTTCACCAGGTTATCAAATTCTTCTTGTGAAGCTTTCTCAACAATCTTTTTTGTCAAGTTTATTAAGCCATCTTCAGTATCATCAATACCTTCGAGGTCTTCTTCACTTAGTTCATAACCCAGAGTATTCATGATGTTATCAACTACTCTAGGTTCATCATCTTCTTCACCTTTAGGCTTCTCAGGATCATCTTTATCCTCTTCTTCCTCTTCTTCAAGGTCATCGTCAGATGCATCGTCTTTTTCATCTGGATCAGGAGTTGGTTCTTCTTCCTCTTCCTCTATTTCCGGATCATCAAGTTCATTATCAATAACAGGATCTACTTCTTCTTCCTCTTCTTCCATACTGAAATCAAGAGCTTCAAAGTCTAGATCTTCGACTGCTAGTTTGTCTTCTTCTTTTGCCATATCTGAATATATGTAGTTTAAGTGTTAGTTGTAAAATTATTTTTTATAGTCTTGTTGACCTTAATTATATAGCATTAATTTTTAGAGGGCTTATTAGCTTGCTTACGTTTGATCTCTAAATCAACTCGTTTAAGCGCTTCTTCTACTCTATTAGCACGTTTTTCTTCGTCTATACGTTGCTGTTCGAGAGCAGTATCAGCAGATGTGTCAGCTGCATTAGCTGCAAGCTTCATAGCTTCTACTTCTTTTTGTCCTTCTACTCTTATTAATGCCTCCTCAAGAGATGTTGCATTCTTACGGAGTTCAATTTCTTTATTTTGCTGCATCTCCATAAGCTTAGTCTCACGTTCAGCCTGAGCTTCTTGTTGTTGCATTTCAGCTATAGCCTGATCTTGTTTAGCCTGTGCATCTTCTGCTGCTTTAATCTTACGTTTGATCTCAGCAAAGTTATCAGAGTCCAGTATATCAGCTACAACAGACATTCCTCCGTCGTTTTGGATATACGCCTGAGCCAGGCCTTTCATACGATCTAGGTTTTCTATATTCTTTCTGGCACCGGATACAAAGACTCCATACTCTCCTTCTGAATATGTATCTCCATCTAGACTAAAGAAGTTCTGCGTACCATCAGGCATCAGGTATGTACCTTTTTTACCTTTCAGCCAGACCTCTTTAGAGTTGTCTACCAACCCTTGAAGATTACGTTGTTCAAACCTATTGTGTTTTCTAAAGTAGTCTTCTGTGATATAAGAGCTTTGAATGATACTTTGCTCATTAACACCTTTACCATCGTATGTATCTACTTGCCCCTGCCTTTGTCTAGGCACACCGGAAGCGGCTTCCCACTCAAGTTTTACAGAATCAAGAAGGGTTATGTACTGCTCAATTGTACGAACAGACAGATCCAGGGCCTTTTTAGCTTGAGGATTCCACTTCTTACCTTCTTGGTTATAATCCATCCAAGCTATACCTGTAGTCTCAAGGAACGTCATAAACTTAGTGATATCCCAATCTGCAGGTATACTAGATAGGTCAAATTCTGCAATGATATCTTTAGACTTAGCAATAGATAGTTCTAACCGGTACTTGTAAATATCATAAATAAGCTGATAGGGTATGCCCATCATTACTAATGAGATATTAGCAGAGTTACGGTTAGAGTACTTTCTACCATTTACCGGAAGCTTACAGGACGATGGGTTATCCATAGATCGGCGCTGATTGTCCATAGGCTTGATCTCCTTATAGATTTTATTATCTATACGAACACCTTCCCATACTTCATTAACCCAGAACCAATCTACTGATTCATTCTCGGCCGGCTTATACTCTTCACTTACTATACGATCTTCTGGTAAGCCTGTATCTTCGTCTATGTACGTAAGAAACCCTACTTTCTTGTAGGACTTCCAGTATACTTCCATTACCTCTATAAGAGTATCATTATCATCAATTTCTTCATCAAGCTCAGTAGAACTAAACGTTAAATAGCTTTCTCTGTTAAACTGAGGGTCTTCGAGGTAGTCAATGTCTTCTTCGTCAAGATGTTTACTCCATCGGTTTACAATAGATGTAGCTGCCATCAGTCGTCTGACTACACACCAATCGCCATCTTCTACAAACTCTAAATCCGGATCTTTATCATAATCAATGTCCAGGGGATTAATTACCCTGTATTCAGGCTCATTGTTATTCGTGCCTATAAAAGCGTACTCTTCACCAGATACTAAAAAATCCTTCCATAATTTCTGATGCTTATCATATACTTCACAGTATTGCTTAATATAGTTTAAAGCATGTTGGCCGAGCTCAGATCGTACATCTTTATAGTTACGTCTGAAAAAGTCAATCTTTTCTTCTACTGTAGCCTGAAGCTCTTCTTGCTTAGCGTTCAGCCCGGATGTACGCTGTAGAGTAGCGTAAAATTCATCGGTAAGAGCTTCCATCAATGCAGACTGTTCACTCTCTTCTCTCAAAGTGACCGTATCAGCATTAGTAGCAATAACCATTGAGTTATCCGGTCTACGAGCTTTTTCTCCAATAAGCACATCTACGATAGGTTTTATAATATTGTACCTTTTTAGGTCTGCAGGTACATTCTTTCTTTTACCTCCACCGTAGGGCTGTAGCACATATCTATAATCCTCTTCATGTTTGTGCCCGTTATAGTAATCGTACAGAGATTTAATGCTATGAGCACGGCCAGAATGTCTACTGAACGTAGAGAGTTCAATAAAGGCATCAACTGTCTCTTCTCTCCACTCATCATCCTTTCCAGAGAGTG